TGGCCAAGGGCACGCATGGCAGCAATGACATCTGCCTTGCCTGCGTTGCCCTTGCCGGTGGCGTGCTTCTTGATCGTGCCCACTGGCACGCCCTGGTACGGGATACGGTGGTGCTCGCACCAAGTGGTCAGTGTGGCCATCAAGCCGCCATAAACGTGGGCGGCATCGACACCAACGTGGCGGCGTACCTCCTCGAAGTACACGGCGTTGATCTCGCCAGTCATCGTTTTGATTTCAGCCAGCCAGTGTTTGAAGCGCAGGAAGCGCATGCCACCGCCTTCAAAGCGCTGGGACTTGAAGCTGACGAAGCCGTGAGCGGTTTGGCCATCTTGAGGACGCAGAGCCCAGCCAGTTGTTGTGCCCAAGTCAAGGGCCAGGATGGTTGTGTTCATACCGCACCTCCGCTACCACTCATCGTGAACAAAAAAACACAAGAGGTAATCCCGCGTAAGCGGGGTTTACCTCTCTCCCGTAGGGAGAAGGGGTTCCCCGCAATCTGGATTTTTTGGTAAGTTGTTGATTTATATGGGTGAATTCCAGATTGCGGGGACTCGCCGCAATCTGGAATCCGCAATCTGGATTTAGCCGAAAAACCTATATAAATCAACGAACTAAGTTTGCGGACAGATTGCAGATTGCAGCAATCTGGGTTCAGATTGCGGAAAAAAAGTCCAGATTGCGGACGGATTTTGGGGCGGCTTTTCATGATATTTCCTCTTGATAGATCCAGATGTCAGGGTTTTCAACGGGTAGCAGTGCGCCGGTTTGAGGGCACTTGTAGTGGGTTGGGTAGACCCGCAGTGAGTCGGTGTAGACCTCTGCGGTCACCTCATCTGGTGGGCCAATGGCACGCGTCAGAAGCATGTCTTCAACACAGAGATAGCCAAATTTGCTGCGCCCGACTGATGGCAATCCGTAGGGTGCGTGGTCTTTGCAAAATTTGACATAGCCCTTGCTGGCCAGGACAGCCAGGCGCTCATTGATGGTTCGGCTGGCACCGAGACCCGCCTTACCTTCGAAACTGTCGGCGAACTGATTGGCGGTGTAGCAACGCCCGCGTCCAGCTTCATCGAACAAGATTTGCAAGATGGTGTCGTGCTTGCGCCTGCGCTCAGCGTCGAGTTTTGCACCATGCTCTTGCAACACCAGTCGTTGGTTGGAATCCACTTCACGCCACTCGCCCTTGATTTTGTCGACGTGCTTAGTGGGGATGGCCGGGCCATTGCGCAACTCAAAAAAAAGCTCTCGCACGCTGCTGGACTCGTCCGGGCGAGCCAGTACCATGCCAGAGGAGTAATAGCCGCGCAGACTGCCTGCGCCAGCCAAGGCCTGAAATGGGTCTTCCTCGAACTGCTTTTTTCCCATCTTCTTGGTGTGGTGCACCAGGATCACGCCAGCGTTCGGATTGACGGTGTACAAAATGCGCTCAACTCTTTGCTTTAAAAAGAAGAGCATGGCGGCGTTGTCGTTTTCACCGGGAGAGCCTTCTCCGCCGTCAAACACATTGCGCAGCGGGTCGATGGCGATGATGTCGGGTGGTTCGGCCGGAAATGCCTGCGCAATGGCGGCAATCACCTGCGCCACACCGTCACTGTTAAGAATTGTGTGAACCTGAGGCGTGGAATACAGGTTCTGGCGCGCATCCTTGATGCGGTGAGATGGCAGCTTGATGGCCTTGACACGCTCGCGCAGGTAGTAATACTGCACCTCTGCTTGCAAGTAAAAAATACGCAAGGGGCGTGAGGGGCGCATTCCCAGAAAAGTGGCACCGGCGGCCATGTGCGCAAGCCAGGCCAACAAAAAGTCGCTTTTGCCCACCTTGGGGGCGCCACCAAACACCAGCAGACTGCCCGGTGTCAGCACCCTCGGACCGATGATGTCAGGCGGCAGGGGCGAGTCGTCGTCGAGTAGTTCCCCTAGTGAAAAGCTGGGCAACACGGGTTCTGCTGCCTTGATCACCTGCCGATCACCCTTTGCAATGAACGTCAAGCAGTCAAAGCCCTCATCAACTGCGTCGGCAGCATCCCATTTTTCCGGCTTGACTTCGGGTGGCACAACGATGCAGACAGATGCGCAGCCAGCCAGCACGCAGGCCCGAGCAGCGTTCTGGGCGTAATCCCAGCCAGGAGCATCACGATCTGGCCAGATGACCAAATTCTTTCCCTTGAGTGGGCTCCAGTCGGTCTTGTCAATGGGTGCCTTGGCTCCGTTCATGGCGGTGGTGGCCACGACACCCAATGCAATCAGAGCGCTGGCGCACTTTTCACCTTCGACCAAGACAATTTGGCGGCAAGTCGCCACAGCGGGAAGATTGAACAGTGGCCTCGGATCAGGCGCGCGCCACATCCGGCTGCCAACGTCCCACGGCCGGAATTCCTTGCCTGAGGGTGGGTCGTAGCGGTAGACGCAGGCAATCAGCGCGCCTTGGCTTGACAGGTAATCCCACTTCGCGGTGTACGGCCCAAGTTCGTCTGTGGGGGCGCTGCGCGCTTCACGCTGTATTGGTCGCGTGACAGGTGGCGCAAATCCGAGCCACTGGCTGATTTCCTGAAGCACCTGCACAAAATCATGCCGCACCGATAGACCACGTGACATGGCCCAGATGTCGATCAGATCACCACCATCGTCGTTAGAAAAGTCTTTCCACAAGCCACGACGCGCGCCCTCGAGTTCCACCACCAGACTTTTGCCTGGTGTGCCGTCAATATCGCCTACATAAAATTTGCTGCCTTTAGTCTGACCGGCTGGAAAGAGGTAATGCAATACCGCTTCCAATCGATCCAATAGGCCAGAACGTAAAGCCTGAATATCCTCCCCCAAATCGGCACGCTGTTGTGGCGCATCATTGAAGTCCATCCAATTGAGGGTTTCCACCGTCATGCAACGCTCCAGCACCGGTCTTGCCAGGTGCAGAATTTGCATTCGTGGTGGGTTGGTGTCGTGGTGTGGCGCGGCAACTGCTCACCTGCTTCTGTGGCGGAAATCACCTTGACTGCGCGGTCTGACATACGTTGCGCCAATCCACCATCGAAAGGCAATAACTCAAACCAGATTTCCTGCGTGTTTTTGTTGATTGCAGTAAACAGTGCCGAGTTGTCAGAAACGCCAGGCACGCTGGCCTCCATGTAGGCCTGATACACCGCCACTTGTGCCGCATACACTGGCTTTGACTTGGCAACCCCCTGTTTGACCGTGTCGCGCCAGGACTTGTCATTCATGGTCTTGCACTCCCAGATTGCCGGGTAGGACAAGCCCAATTCGGCCGGGCCATCATTCAGAATGCCGTCCACATGGCCTGCGATGCGGCCACCGGCTACAGAAAATCCGAACTGACCCCCTTGAGCGTTGTGTGTGTACAGATCAAATCCAGCCAAACGCAACCAGCGCACAGCCATGTCTTCCAACTGGTGACCAACTTCAAACACGCGCAGCAGGCGACCTGCAAAGTCGCGGCCTGCGTCAACTGGCGTATGGGTGTATTCGTATTGCAGTGCGCGCTCACAGCTGACCCCAAGCCGAGAGGCACCCAGGTAGTTGCGCGGCATTTCTTTGTCACGTTCTTTGATCAATGCGGCGTCGACCAGGGCGCTGATATGCTCCTCAATCTTGGGGCGGTGGTTGAAATCCAGCATCAAGCAGTCCTCCCTGTGGATGGCCACTGCTGCTGACGAGCCAGACGCTGCTCCAAAAACGCACGGTCTTTAGCAGCCATGCGTTCGTGCTCGGCCAACATGTGTGCTTGAAACGCCGTGACAACCACCTCAATGAGTGTCAACACTTCCTGTCGGCTGAAATCGGCCAGTGGGCGCTGCATGCCGATGGTGCTGACGTAGTCACCCAATGGCATCAGGCACGAACCGATAGCCTCGTTTTCCATCTCCGTGGTATTGATCATGTGTCCCTCTGTCTTGTTCATGATTTGAGAAAAGGCGTTTTGACAGGCCATCGAGCAAAACACCCAGCGATCGCTGTACCGCGCCGGATCACTGCGCTTGAGCCTGGGGTTGAACCACCCCAGGCCTTTGGCTTGACGAGAGCAGACCGCGCAGGTCACGCCGCCATCCTGTCGCCGTCGTTAGCCGCCATCACCAAGCGATGAATCTGCGATTTATTGAACTGGAAGGACAGCAGTGCCGAGGCCTGGTAGCGGGTCATGCCGAAGTCCGCACGCAAGGCTTGTGGCAGGTACTGAAGCTGCTTTTGTGTTGGCGGCTCATTGAGCCAGCGACGTGTCTTGTGGGCCGAATCGGCGCTCTCGTTGCCATTGAGCCAATCGTCTGCCTTGGCCATGCACACCGTGCGCTCGCCAATTGCCAGTAGGTGCGGTTGTAAGTCTTTGCCACCGCCAACAGCGTACCAACGGCCGTTCAGGAAAAAGATACCGCCCCACGCATTGAAACCGGTGGCCATGAGCGCATCGTCACTGCCAAAAAGATCACACCATCTGAAATTGGAGCGTTTGAGCAGATCGATCTCGCTCATGATGAAATCGGCCAAGACACCGCCGTCCTTCTGCTGACGATCCCAGATATGGCCGCACAACGGGCACTCCATGCAGGCCATGGGGACAATCGCACCGCAGTCAGGGCAATCCTTGGTTGGCGCTTCACCATCATGAAAATGACCGTCGAGATTGACCTCCTGCTCCAGCGAGCCATGCATCAGGCTGGCTGTGCCAAAGTCCAGCACGATGCAGTCCGACTTAACAAGGCCCGGGAATTCCTCTGGATCAATGGTGCGCAGCCCACGACCAACCATCTGAATAAAGGTTGATTTGTAGGAACTGGGGCGTAGCAATATCACGCAGCTCGTTGGCGTGTAGTCATAGCCCTCAGTCAGCACAGCAACATTGACAACCACCTGGGCGCTTCCGCTCTCAAACGCAGCCAAGCGTGCCTTGCGTTCCCCACCAGATAATTCGCCATGAACCAGTACCGCGTTAACGTCGGCCGCTTCGAAAGCTTCGCAGACGTGCTGCGCATGTGCCACCGTCGAGCAGAAGATGATGGTTTTTCGATTCGGCGCCTTTTCTTTCCAATGCTTGATAACCGCATCCGAAATCAGGCGTTTGTCAAGAATCGAAGCGACCTCATCCATGTCAAAGTCGATGGCCGTCTTGCGCACATTTTTGAGGGCATCCTGGACACCCACATCGATGACAAAGGTACGCGGCGAGACAAGGTGACCGGCTGCAATCATCTCGCCCAGGCTGATCTGATCAGCCACGTTTGAGAAAATCTCGCGTAGACCTTTGCCATCACCCCGGTTTGGGGTGGCGGTCAGTCCACAGATGCTTGCTTTTGGATTGCGCGCCAGCACCGCATCAATCACATACCGGTAACTGTCCGACGAAGCGTGATGTGCCTCGTCAATGACAAGCAAATCCAAGGTCGGCATCTGCTCAAGATGCGATTGGCGCGATAAGGTCTGAACCATCGCAAAAGTCACCTGACCGAGCCAGGATTTCTCGTTTGCGTCGAACACCGAGGTGGTCATGCCCGGATTGACCCGTTCGAACTTGGTGCGGTTTTGGCCGGTCAGTTCGGTTCGGTGCGCCAGGATGCACGCCTTGGCATCGGGCTCAATTAACACCCGGCCGGTGACGGCCGACAGCATGATGGTCTTGCCACTGCCTGTGGGTGCAACAGCCAGTGTGTTGCCATGCTCACCGAGCGCCAACAGCGTGCGCTCCACCAACAATGATTGACGAGGTCGAAGCATCATGGTGGTAACTCCTTACTGTGCCCAGCTCGGGCGACCCGGGACGGGCGCACGACCAGTAGCTTGGGCATAGGCGTTGGTTGTGCTGGTTGGGGCAGCGGGCAATGCAGATGTCACCGAACCCGCCATGCTTGGGGTACCCATCAACGCTGCGTAGTCTTTGTTGTCAGGCGTGACTGCCGACTTGATGACACTCTTGTCTTGGCCGTTTTGGTCTTTTTCCCAATCAACCTTGCCCAGGAACTCAATGCCATCCAAGTCCACAAAACCATTGATCCGTCGGGCGTTTTGTGCGGCGGCACTGTTGTCACCAGGGTGAATGCCACGTGCTGAATTGAGGATGGCCTTGATAAAGGTGCGCCCCATACCCGCCCATTCCGGTCCTTTCGGGCTGTGAAGGCCGATCAAGGACCACATTTTTCGGCGTGCATATTCACCTTCCGTGACGACAAATTCGCAGTTCAGGTAAACCGAACCTGTGCTGGTATTGCGCGTGGCGTAGCCACCCGTCCAACCTTGTGATGGATCATCAAAGCCACCCGGGCGGACCGTCATGTGCACACGCACATTGCTGCCTTTTGGAATGGGGTCGAAGGAAGACTGTTCGGCGGCCGAGTTGAAATCGAAATAGGTCATGATCAAGACTCCTGAATGGTTTGGGTTACAGATGTGGTCGCTGTGGCAACGGTGATGTCACTTGGGCCGGTGATGTCACTTGGGCCGGTGATGGCCGTGGGTCGTGTGAAATTCAGTCGTTGCGCCGCCGGTTTGGCTGGGCCGGATATCTTTTGCATCAGGCGACCCAAATGGGGTTCTTCAATCAGGTCAAGACGGCCGGAGCGATCTTTGGCTGGGTAACCCCAGGTATTGAGCGTTTGGCAGACAAAGGCGCGGTAGCTCTGGCCATCGTCTGCCTTGATGTCGGCCAGCGTGATGACGATATCAACAATTCCTGGCAATTCCAGCCCTGTTTTTGATCCATCAATCTGCAGCGAAAAAACGCGCCGATTGAAGTCATCAAGTTTCTCGTCCAGGATGCCAACGAACCACACGTTTTTGTGGCGTGTGTGCTGCAAGTGGGTCAGCCAAGAAATCATTTCTGAGCCAAGCAAGCCGTAAGCACCTCTGCTGTCGGGTTTGCCCGTTTTTTCGGAGAAGGCTTGGGGCTGGCCTTTGCACCATTGCATGCAAAGTCGGCCTGCCACCGTGATCGAGTCGACAAATATGGTTTCATATTTATCCATGGCCGATGGACTGCCAAAACGCGCGCAGACTGCATCGAAATGCGCTTGGCTGTAAGGCTGGTCATCGCGTAGTGCAGGATTGGGGCCGCCAATAAAGACCGCGATATCTCGGCACTCCTGCCAAGTGCGCGGCCGAACGGCATCACCAGTCCAACCTTCGACGGCTCGGTCGCCAGCTTCGAGATCACAAAACAAGGTGGCGATGGGGTTCAAAGTCCAAAGCTGCGAGGTTTTGCCCAGCCCACTTTTACCAACCATCACGCCTTTGATGCCATGATATTCAGCCAGGCGTTGGTCGGCGGTATAGATTTTGAGACTCATGCTTGTACCCCTTCGACCAAAGCCAGGCGAAAACTCGGCTTGCCAGTTTTAAGAGTTCGAGCAGCAACGAAGGCCGACTTCAATGTCTCTGGCCAGGCACCGAACTTGGTCTCCGACACACGGTAGCTGACTTCAACGTACTGGGCTGGGTTTTCGCCATTGGCAGCGATGCGGCGGGTGATTTCAGCCAGTTTGGTTTGATCCCACTCCACCTTCTTTGGCAAGTCGGCCGTGACCTGCACTGGTCCGTCCTCGAAATGCACGATGCCGGTGTCTTTGCCTGCGGCCAAACGCAGTGCGTGCGCACGAGTGGCGAATTTCAGCTCCGTTGCCCGGTCGAGGTGATCATTGATCGCCTTGGCTTTGGACAGCAGATCGATGGCGTCGCTTTTGAGGTCAAAAAGTGCTTGGCTGCTGCGTTCGGCCAGATTTCCGACGGGGATGGCCAGCACATGTTCTTGAATTAGCATGCTCATGCTGCACCTCCCACAGTGACGGCATTTGCTACTGCGCCAGCACGCTCGGAGGTACTTTTGCGCAGGCTTTCGTTCTCAAACGACTCGATGTCTTCAACTCGGTAGAGAACCCGGCCCTGCAATTTCATGAACACAGGCCCGATGCCCTCGGTTCGCCAGCGCTCCAGCGACGCCTCGCTTAAGTCCCAACGATCAGCCAATTGGCGTTGATTGAGGTGTTTGATAGTCACGTTTTTGTCCTTTCAGGTTGTTGCTAAAACGTGAGGTCATCTTCGGATTCAGGGGGTGGGCAAAGGGGTGGGCAAGGTAGACAAAATTGGTGGGCAGATTTGGTAAATAGCCGCCTCCACAGGAAACAGACGAAAAAAAACCCGGCTGATCAGGCCGGGCTGGGTTTAAGTTGGCTGGCGAGCAGTCAGCCGAGTTTCATCTCAACCCTTGGGCGGAAACGAATCATTGCCGTAGCTGTTGCGCTCACGGATGCGACCGTTTTCTCCATGAATAAGCACTTCGCTTTTTTGGTTAATGGCAATCCCACGCGCAGCACGCTCGGCCTCTGCCTGTGTGCTGTGGTGCGATGTGTCGCGCGAATTTCCGGCATCGCGTACGGCCCATTCATTAGCGCGGGGAACGACGTGTTGATTTTTGCCTGACATGGTCTGTCCTTTTCAAAAAGTGCCGAGGGAAAACATCTAAAGGATGCGTTTTGAGCTTGCTTCACCCCCTCTCCAAAGTCAGGAACTCTGGCTTGAGCCAGTAGTTGCCAGTGTTGTCATTGCCGATAAAAATCGCTTGCACCTGCTTGTGCCGTTTAAAGATGTCCGCAGTCCGGAAAGTTGCCGTAGGGATTGCCAACTTGCTGGCAATATGTCGTTTGTGAACCTCGTCGCCATCAGCTTCTTCAAGGATCGTCAAAAAGTTATGCACCTGGGGTGACACAGGAATTTTTGTGGCGTTTATCAAAACCGCTCGCTGACTGTGCAAGAGGCGAAGCGATGTTTCGTCGGTCTGCTCCTGCGTGGCCAATTCGGTAAGGTATGGCTCAATGCTTTCAACGACGAGATGAGACTTGCGTAATTGAGCGATGGCGCGCAGCGAAAGGAACTGGCGATCTGCCAGCGGTGTTGTTTTGAATTGCGCCAGGTCACTCGTCGTGATGAGCACCTCGGCACCGGGGCAAGCCAATCGAGCAAGTTCAGTTTTCACTTTCGTGGGGTCACTGGCGATCCGACACCCGAAAAATAAGCTGCGACGCTGCCTTCGAATTTCACGATCACCCAAGTACCAAAGCAAATCGTCGACCACCATTTCAACTTTGTGCCGGTCTCTCAGACCCAGAGCGGCATTAAGCCAATCGGCAATTTTTGCTGGCCTGATATGCCACAGGCGCGACTGCTCGGCATTCAGTGGCAGCCAACCGCAGTCACTGCAATAGGCACGGTATGGCAGCCGTGTCGATATGGGTGGCATCAGGAGCTCAGGCAAAATTGACCGACTTGTGCAGTCCGGGCACAGGACCGATGGTGCCACCTCCTGCGTCACACTCAACGCTTCCATGCTGCGCAGATGCTGGTAGATGTGGCGCTTTCCTCCCAGCCATATGGCATCGGGCAACAACCGTGTGTCTTTTTGCTCGAGCAACCAACACATCTCGGCCATGGCCGGGGCGTTGATTGGGCCCAGACTCACAAGAACTCCGGATCAGCCCGCCTGACAGCTGCTTCAGCATTTATCAGGGGTGGGGCTTGCATCACGCCCAAGGCCAGCATCAGGGCTTGGGCAAACTGTGCATCGATCTCGTCCATGTCACGCAGATTGCTGATACCGACAGGCTTCAAGCCAATATGCAGCACACGCCCGGCTCTCTCCCCGACAAGCGGCAAGAAGTAGACTGTCACTACCGCATCGATGATATTGAAGCCTTGGCTCATCAGCGTTTCATTTTTCTGCGTTTGAATGCATGCCAACGCATCGGGCGCATTCCGGCCTGCAACAGGTTTGACCAAATAGTCACACTGCGGCAAAGTTGTTGATCGCACTTTGCATTCAGACAACCTCATCTTGTCCACACAAAAGGTAGCCAAATCAAGACCACTGCTTTCGTCGAGCACCAGCCCGTCGCGCAGATGGTTAAGCAAGAACAACGGTTGCGCCACACATAGCGGCTCTATCTCTTTTTTGAAAACGTGCTTTCCCAATGCCGTCAAAATTTTCTGTCGAACCTTAGCGCCGCCAGGAATCAACAAGTCAATAACACCGCTTTCGGGGTAGACGATCACGGACATTCGTATGGGCGGGCGCACATCGCGCCAAACCGTCTTGTCGTCTGGTCCGAACTCCAAACTGCGTTGCAGTTCATCCTCGATTCGGACATCGAATTGAACTCCACCGTCTAAATGACGGTACAGTACGTCAATTTCACAAGCACGGGGTTTGCTTTTTCGGGGCGTAAAGGACTGCGCCAGCGACAACTTCAGCGCGGCCAGGTCTTCATGCGTAGCGTGCAGCGTTTGCTCCGGGGGCACATGAATACGCTTCCAATTGCGCTTGCCAATATCGGCATCCGCAATAAAGAGTGCCTCAGCATCCGCAAACCGCTTGGGCCAATTTGCCAGCGCCCAGAGCGCGCGCTCGGCATCGCTGCTGTGATGCAAGAAATCCTCAAGCATGGCATCGCCCAAAGTGGCACTGTTGCGTAAAGCGTAGAGTCCACGGCGATTGGCCATAGCATCAACCCGGCGCAATTCACTGTAGACGTTGATCCTTTCAGGACCAGAAAGCATTTCCAGAGTTGTCTGAACTTGCTCAATCAAATCTTCAGCCAATTGATCCCACACCACACCCTCAGGCAACTTTATGTTCTTTGTTTGAAAATAAAACTGCCATGTGCGAGACGGTACCTGACGGATGAGTTCACGATAATTAAAGGCGGGCATACTGATTTTTCCTGTGGTTGAGGTGCCACACGATTTGCTTTTCGCTCTTCGCGCGAGACCGGGATGGGGATCAGAGGCTTGCCCACTTGGCTTAGTCGCCGACCAAATTCGTTTTGTGTGCCGAACGGATTGGATTATTTCAGAACAAATATGGATTTGTCAAGCCGTAACGAAATCGTTCGGTGTAATGGTATTATTTGACAAATCGTTGGAACACATAAGGAGCAAAAAGTGTCTTCACCACTCGGTGACAAACTACGCCTCTTGCGTAAGAAAAAAGGACTCAGTCTGGAGCAACTCGCTGCACTGACTGAATCCAGCAAAAGCTACATATGGGAGCTCGAAAACAGAGACGCACCCAACCCCTCAGCTGAAAAAATGGTTCGTCTTGCCGCCAGCCTTGATGTAACCCCAGAATTCTTGCTCAGCACGACAGTCTCCACCCCTGATGGGGAGGTGGTTGATCAAGCGTTTTTCCGCAAATACCAAAATTTGCCAGAGCCTGAAAAAAAGAAAATCCGCAAAATCGTAGCCGGATGGGAGGATGAATGAGCGAGAAAGTGATGCCGATTGCCCAAGCCAACAGCATCTCAAAAATGCTGAGTATGGTGTTGGGTGATGCCCGGTTTCCGGTGGATGTCGAAGCTCTTGCCGTGGAATACTCGCGCCAGCGTTTTCCAGATTCACCGATTGACAAGGTCATCGGCGAAGCCGTTGATGGTTTTCAGGGCATGCTCAAGGCCAATAAGGATCGGACTAAATGGCTGATTCTGTACAACAGTGCAGTGACTTCACTGGGGCGCAAACGATTCACGATTGCGCACGAATTTGGTCACTATCTTTTGCACCGCCATGCAAGCAGCGCGTTTCACTGCGGTGCAGATGACATTGAAACAGGACACCAGAATAAATTCGATGTTGAAGCCGATGCTGACAAGTTTGCGTCCTACTTGCTGATGCCTTATGACGACTTTCGCAGACAGGTTGACGGGCAGGCTATTTGCTTTGATCTGCTCGGCCACTGTGCCGACCGCTATGGTGTATCGCTGACCGCAGCAGCATTGCACTGGATAGAAATCGCCGACAAGCGTGCGGTTCTGGTGGCGAGCCGTGATGACTACTTGTTGTGGGCAAAGTCCAACAAGGCAGCATTCAAATCCGGAACGTTTTTCGCGACCCGAAAAAACACCATCGAAGTGCCACAGGATGCGCTGGCACACAGCAATCAAAATTCGGGAAGCTCTCAGTCTCAAAATATCCGGGCGCAGGTTTGGTTTCCTCGTGAACCGCCCCATGTGGACTTGACCGAAATGACCAAGGTCGCTGGCAACTACGATTACACGTTATCGCTGCTGCTGATGCCTGAAGCGGAGTGGCGGCAGCCTCAGCATGACGATGGCGAACCCGAGGAAGATACCTTCGACCGCTTCATAAATAACGGCCAGTTTCCAGACAGAAAGTAGGCGCACCCGGTCTGGGTTTTTGCATTAATCCGCAACCACCCGCGTTCGCCCGAAACTCCCTAATGGTGTTGGTGGCGGTTCTTCAAGACAATTTTGCTTCGAGCAAGTTGGACAAACAGGACCGATAACCAATGCATGAAATCAACCACACACCGCCCGAGCGGATGACTCCGGAGCAACGCCGACTCGAAGTCGCGTTGCTGTTAGCCAGGGGGCTGGCCCGCCTTCGCACGGTGCATCCCGCTCAGTCCGCAAACATTTTAAAAAGCAGAGAGGTTTCACTTGCCTTTTCTGGCGACCAGCGCGTTCATTCAGACCCCGTCAACAACAACTAGTCGGAGTCCTGATGAGACCAAGAAAGCCCACCCCCACCACGCCACCGTCTATGGCATCGCAAATTTCTAATTTGCCAACTCTGACCATGGCAGACATCAAGTTGCTTTGGCGACGACTTTTCCATGCTGAGAACCCCACCCACAACCGGCAGTTCCTAGAACGCCGGATTGCCTACAAGTTGCAGGAAATTGAGTTCCGCAAGGTAGACCCGGCGCTTCTGGATCGTAACCAGCGACGCGTCGAAAATCTAATTGAAACCGGCAAGGTCAAGACTCGCGATCCAGACTACCGTCCTGTTGCGGGCACCATGCTCACCCGCGAGTACCAAGGCAGGGAATATCGCGTCATCGCCAGCGCAGATGGCAATTACAACTTTAATGGCAAGACATTCCAAAGCCTGTCGCAGATCGCGCGGGAAATTACTGGCACGCGTTGGTCAGGGCCGGTATTTTTTGGTCTCAAAGCTCGTGGCAAGAAAAAGTCCCCCATGAAGAAGGGAGGCCTGTCATGAGCGACGGACTGAAACGGCGCATCCGCTGCGCGGTGTATACGCGCAAGTCCAGTGAGGAAGGGCTTGACCAGGAGTACAATTCGATTGATGCACAACGTGACGCAGGCCATGCATATGTCGCTAGTCAGCGCGCTGAGGGCTGGATTCCGGTCGCCGACGACTATGACGACCCGGCCTTTTCTGGCGGGAACATGGAACGACCCGGACTCAAGCGCTTGATGACCGACATTGAGGCGGGCAAGATTGATGTGATTGTGATCTACAAGATTGACCGGCTCACCCGCAGCCTGGCCGACTTCTCGAAGATGGTCGAGGTGTTTGATCGCCAGGGCGTGTCCTTTGTATCCGTGACGCAGCAATTCAACACCACAACCTCCATGGGGCGACTCATGCTTAATGTGCTACTCTCGTTTGCTCAATTCGAGCGCGAGGTCACCGGGGAGCGGATCCGAGACAAGATTGCCGCCAGCAAGCGCAAAGGTATGTGGATGGGTGGCGTGCCACCCCTTGGCTACGATGTGGAAAAGCGGCGCTTGGTCCCTAATCCACAAGAGGCCAAATTGATCCACCACATCTTCACGCGGTTCATTGAGCTGGGATCCAGCACAAAACTGGTGAAAGAACTCAGACTTGATGGTGTTACATCAAAAGCATGGACCACCCAGGACGGTAAGGTTCGTAATGGAAAGCCGATTGACAAGGGTTTGGTCTACAAGCTTCTGGGCAACCGAACCTACCTCGGCGAACTTCGCCACAAAGAGCAGTGGTACAAAGCCGCACACCTGCCAATCGTCGATCAGGCTAGTTGGGACAGCGTGCATGCCATCTTGGCCACCAATGGACGTTCGCGCGGCAATGCCACACGGGCGACAACGCCATTCCTGCTCAAAGGTATCGTTTTTGGCCATGACGGTCGGGCATTGACACCCTGGCACAGCACCAAGAAGACTACCGGTAAGCGGTATCGCTATTACTTGCCCATGCGCGACATCAAGGAGCATGCCGGTGCGTGCGGATTGCCGCGTATGCCAGCGGCTGAGTTGGAATCAGCAGTGCTCGACCAGTTGCGAAATATCCTGCGCGCACCA